ATAAAATTAAATAGAGCGTATACAGTATATTGTATACAATATTCAAAGGAGATGATAAAAATAAAAGTAGAAGCAAAGGATATTCCGTATATTCAAAAATTTATGACTGAATTTTGGAAAGCTATAAAAGATTTCTATTCGGCCGAACTTACAGATGAATATTCCAAGCAGGCTACTGATCGTCTGATAGAGCTTGGAGAGTATGCGGAAATGTGCCCTGATAATAATGATAAACAGTTTATCAAGAATTGTCTAGTTGCTTTTAATAAGCTGTTAGATTCTAAACAGAGGAAAGTGATGCAGAAAGAGATATAGGGCGTTGCTGAAGATGATGTTCTGGTGCAGATCGCAAGACCAGGACTGGATGTTGATTTGAATTTATGTTCATTTTGAAAGGAGTATCAAATGATTGATTGCAAAGGAAACAAGTTAAACATTGGTGACGAGGTTGTATATATTCACGGCAAAAACTCAGATTCCCGATTACAGACCGGATTCATAACAAAATTTTATAAAAGTTATTATGGGCGTGATGAATGTAGCGTAGGAAAAGCGACTCATATTTTAAGCCATAGAGTAATGAAGCTCAGTTAAAAGGAGAAAGAAACATGAAACTGTATGACGTATATGACGGTTCAAAGTATATCGGGGAGCTGACGCTTGCTGAAATATCGGAATTGACAGGAAAGACAAGAAGCCAGATATCGCAGGCAATCAGCGGGGTATATAGCATTAACGGAAGATATGCGGTCATATATGATGGGCAGCAAACAATCGCATACTCAAACAAGAATGATCGCAGGATGTTGATGGAATTTGACATTCTGACTCAGAAGATAAGGAGGGCTGTCGGATGGGAAAGTTAAAAATCAAGCAGAAAAAGAAAGCGTTCATTCCGTATACGAATCAGCAGGCTCATATGTTTGCGCAGTCTATCCAGAACTGCCAGAAAGAGTTAAAAGAAATGGAGTTGAAAGCCTTTGATGATGGGTTCGAGGATGGAAAGAACTGGTCTGACGTGCTGAATTTTGTGATTTTGTTTTATGTAATGCACGAATTGCACGGATGGGGATGGAAACGTTACATGAAGGCTGTAAAAAGAATTAATAACTACATCAATGATATTAATTCTGGAAAAACATCATTGTCTGAAATGGTTGATGATCTGGAAAAGAAGCATCACATTCGGATTTGCGATAGTTACAAGGAGCTGATTGAGAGATATGGAGCGTAATTTAATTATAGATTGTTTTGCCGGTGGCGGCAGAAGCACTTGTGAAAGCTAATTGCCCGTATCTGAAAGTCGGAGAGCGTAAAGCCGCACCGATGATTTATATGCAGAATAACGGACAGGTAGCATTTGACTAAATGAAAGTAGGACGAGAAATGAAAATTAAATTAAAAGAAATCAGCAGAGACGATTTAAAGGTAGGAGATACCGTTGGAATTGCCAGAACGGTGAATTGCGGGTGGTTATCGACGTTCCGACATAGAAAAATTATTCCGGTTAAGATTACAAGAATTACTCCAAAAAGAACCAAGATCGAAACAGATATATATGAAGAACATGGAAAAGGCGAAAAGTTTTACGAATACGATGAAAATGCCAGAAAAGAAAATGAACTTGCGGAAAAGTTTGTTCTGGTAAAAGATATGGAGTTTGAACTTAACCAGTTTGAAAACAAATATGGGCTGAAACGGATGGATGACGAAGATATTCTCGAGATGGCTGATTACGTAGAAAAGATAATGAAAATTTTAGGCAAATACAGAAAGAAATAACGAATCCTCGGTAAACCGAGGCCATATCAAGATTAGCATGGTGAATTGATACGTAAATAAATACAGAAATCATGGAGGACTGCACAATAGCGTGCCAGTTGCTTACATGGGGAAAGTGAGGATGAAAATGGATTATAAATACTGTAGATGTGGATGCGGTGGAATTATAGGACAATACAGTAAAGTGAAAGGATTCACCTGTGAAAGATGCAATAAAGAGTATCAATTATCAGAGCTAAAATTCGATTGGATTGCATCGAACGAAAAGACCGGATGGCTATTTCCGATGTTGAAAAAGGAGGACGCAAAGTGAAATTCAAAAGTAACGCAAAATATAACGAAGAACCTAAAACCGGAAGTATTTTCGCCTTGGAATACAATTCTTTAAAAATCGTTATTCACAAATACGTTGGCTATGGAGATACGCTGTTCCTTAACTGTAACACATTGGGTATTTACAACTACAATCTTGGAACAGAGGATTTTGAGGAAGCTGTCAGAAAGGCGAAAGAAGTTGTCATGCGTGAAGCTAAGAAAATCAGAGAAGATGCTTACAGATTCTGCGCAGACGGCAAAATTGAATTTGATAGATATTAGGAGGACGCAAAATGAAATTATTTAAAACAGTAGATGAGAAATTAGCGGAAATTGGATTTGTGAAAGAAGAAGAAGACAAGTATGGGTGTGTGTATAAAAGAAAAGATAAGGAATATAATTTTACACAAAAAGTTGCTATTGTACACAAAAAATCTGGTAGACATATTTTACAGTCATATGATCCAGATTTAGGAGATGATAAAGGAATTGGAAATACTTGTGTTGGTCTTACAGGATATGAAATGAAACTGTTTATTAAAAAGATGAAGCAGTTAAAAATGTATGCGGGTAAGGAGGACACAAAATGTTAATCAGAAGTCAGGATAAAACAGCACTGGTAAAGTTTGAAAACATTGTAGTCAATCTAAAACTCCCAGATTCATTGAATGTTATATGTTGGAGTTGGCAGGATGCACAGAGAAGTGGAGGATATTTTATTTTAGGAAAATACTCCACAAAAGAAAAAGCCATGAAAGTACTGGATATGATTCAGGAAGCCTATGTAAATGGACATATTGATTATCAGATGCCAGAGGACAGTGAGGTGGTTGTATGATTACATTCTTATTAGGATTCACCCTTGGAACCATATTCGGAGTGGTCGGTCTTGTATGTACAGCGATCATGTACGACAAGCACCACCCAGACGATTAGAAAGGAGACCGGTATGCTGACAAGGAACAAAAAGCTGAAAGACTACGGTATTCCGGCAGAAGACATTGAAAAACTGAATGCGATGCTGAAAGACTTTCCGGCAGAGTACGGATACCTGCTTTCCAGTGCCGCCTTGTCAGCTTGCCCGAAAAACACGGTGATAGCAGATATGGTTATTGAGAATATCTTGCACCGGAAAAGTTACAGGAAAATCAGCAGAGAAAGATATATCCCGATGAATCCGAAGGACTTTTACGGATACAGACGCAAGACCGTCGCTGTACTGTATGAGAGGATGCGGTTGTTGGGAATGTGGGAGGATGAATAAATGCGTTTAATTGATGCAGACAAAATAATTGACTCTCTTGGAAATTCGGATATGGATTTTGCAATAGGTGCAGTTATTGACGAACAGCCGACAGTTTTTGATGTAGATAAGGTTGTGGAGCGGTTAGAAGAAGAAAAGAAGAGAGCATTTAAACTATGTTTGGGAACTAATGACAGCACGCAAAGGCTGAAATACATTGAAAAAGAACAGACGATAGCTTTAGCAATCGAAATTGTAAAAGGTGGTGGAGTTGAATGAGAGAAATTCTTTTCAAGGGAAAGCGGATTGATAATGGAGAATGGGTTGAGGGATGTTACGCGGAATGCAATGGCAAGACATTCATTGGAATTGATATATCCATTGGCATTGATGATATATTTGAGGTTTTTTGTACTCCTGTAATTAGGTGGCTTGAAGTCGATCCAGAAACCCTCTGCCAGTTCACGGGGGAGACTGACAAGAACGGTAAGAGGATCTGGGAGAGCGATGTTGTTTGGTTTGTTTATGATGGGAAAGAACATATTTATCAGATAGTTTGGGATAACTCTGAATTAGATTTTAAAGCGACCAATGGTGAAGAAAATTACGGATCGAATTTTGAATATTTACTATGTTGCGATGAAATTGAAGTTATTGGAAACATTTTCGACAATAAAGAATTATTACAAGGAAGTGTAAAATGAGAGAGCTTATACATGGCGACTGCATGAAATATTTACCAGATTTTCCGGACAACTACTTTGATATTGCCATAGTAGACCCTCCATATGGAATAAAAGAACACGGAGGAAAGAATCGAAGTAAATATGTAAAGCAGAAAAATGGAAGTTCTATATACGTTCCAGACGGAGGATATAAAAATTTTGGATGGGACAATTCGCCTCCTGAACCTGAATATTTTAAACAATTGTTCAGAGTTTCTAAAAATCAAATTATATGGGGAGCAAATTATTTTGATTATCCAATGGCTGGCGGGATGATTATATGGGATAAATGCAATGATGGTTCCGACCAGTCTGATGCAGAGATTGCGTTTAACAGTCTAACAAGAAGAGTAGATATATTCAGATACATGTGGAGAGGAATGTTTCAGGGAAAATCAATTGCCGAAGGAACCATTCAACAAGGAAACAAGAAATTAAATGAAAAGAGAATTCATCCAACGCAGAAGCCGGTAAATCTATACAGGTGGATTTGTCAGAAATATCTGCAGAAAGGAATGAAGATTCTTGATACCCATGTGGGGAGCGCAAGTTCATTGATTGCCTATGAAGAATACGGACTTGAATATATCGGGTATGAAATTAATGAGGATTACTACAATGACGCTTGCAAACGGTTAGAAGAATTTAGATCACAGATTACATTATTTGACTTAGGAATGGAGGAACACAAATGAGTAGCGCAAGCGCAAGATTCGGAACAAAAGCGTATGTATGCGCAAGGTACTTCCTTAGACCGGGAAAGTGCTTCAAATACATCGACCAGCGTGACGAAGATGCCACAGAACACATCTATGAGGTCATGGCATTATATCCTTATTGTGCATTATTAAGAGATACCAGGAACGGAGTCAGAACTTGCCCGGGATATAATACTTTGAGCCTGATGCTGAGAGGAAGTGAAGCGAGTGAGTAAAGGAAAAGACATTTCGACTATGTTTACAAGAGAAGAAAACCAAAAGAACGGAAGGCTTGGATATGGACTGTCCACCAGAGAAAAGAAAAGTATTATCAGTCCGGCACAGTACGGAGCATTCTTGCAGAAAAGAGGTAGGAGAAGATGAGTAAATCAGTATTAATCATGAACACACCAAAAGGATGTTTTGCTTGCCCATTTCATATGGTGGATTTCAATTTTAATTTATGCCTTGCAACAAGAAATGATTCAATCAGAACTATTTCTAAAGTAAGCCATGAAGGATTCAAAAAACTGGCAGGAAGACCCGAATGGTGTCCACTGAAAGAATTGCCAGAAAAATTGGAAGCGAGCACACGTGATAATGAAAGATGCGGTCAAGACGCGGAAAATAAGCGATAAAAATAAACAAGCGACAAAAACAAGCGGAAAGGAGAGGTGAAAGCATGATTGACTTAACAAATACATGTGTTCTGGTTAGAACAAAAGAAGAAAATGAAATGCTTCTCAAAGAAGCTGAGAAACAGGAATTCCATTGGTATAAAAAAGACCATTGCGAGCCATTACAAACACAATATTTTCCGGACATTTTAAAATTTTATAAATATGATATAACTTATGCGGCAAGTGTCAGATCAGACTTTGCTTTCTATGAGGCATCAGAACTCCTCGGGACAAAAGAAATGACAGTAAGAGAGTTTATTGAGCGGATTGCAGATGTTTGTAGATGCATCGAATCTGGCGGTGGAGAAGTTAAAAGAGGTGAAGTAGATGGAGAGATTAACACGCAGATTAAACAATAATAAAATTGTTGCGATAAAAGGGGACAGTTGCAATTATAGTGCGAACTCATTTGATTGTCAGCTTAGTGAAGGAAGAAAAAGATTAAAAACGGCATTAGAAAAACTTGCCGACTACGAGGACTTAGAAGAACAGGGCTTGCTTGTGAGATTGCCAGATGATTTAAACAAAGTGTTGTATCAAGTAAATTATAGGTGGACAGAATGCACTGAATACGGTGAGGAAAATAACAAATGCGAAATCTATGATTGTAAATGTGAATGTGATAGCAGGAAAGAATATTATATAGCCGAAGTTGGTTTGCAATATATTCAGATTGTAAATTATTATGATCGTCTTGGCAAATTTTTATTTTTAACTCGCGAAGAAGCTGAGAAGAAGTTGGAGGAGATGAAGAAATGAATAGCAAACCTACACCAGACATAACACCAAACCTTGCTATATCAGCATACCACGTACTACAGCAATATTGTACTGGACAGCCAGCGGATTGCAAAGGCTGCGGATTCTACGAACATTGTCCAGAATGTTTTCGAGGCATGCCATGTGACTGGAGTTTGAATGAAGAAGGTGGAATAAATGAATCTTAGAAAAGCTACACTAACTGATTATGGAGTGCCGCCGGATGATATACCGGCGCTTCAAAGTCATTTCAGACACCTTGACGAGAATGACAAGTACAATCTTCTGCAAGTATCAATCAAATATGCGCCAGGCATAGAAACACAGATATACGACAGCATAGTGAACTGTATAGGATACCGGACAATGGAACGATTCCGGGAGATGCCGGTATCTGAAAATGATTTCTACGGATACAAGCGCAGGACTATGGCAGAATACTATCACTTGGCAAAATTGACCGGAAGATTATAAAGTTGATAAAAACTAAAAGTGGTGTAGAGGTACATAACCCCTAGTGTGGTATTATAGTGTATATAACTATAGCTATACTGGGGGTTTTTGAATTGAGGTGATAATATGGCGAACTTAAAAGCAGTTACAAGAAAACTTCAAAAAGCTATATTATCCACCGGATTAATTATAAAAATCGGAACATCACAATTCTACAGCCATGAGCAGGAACGATTAATTACAGTAACGATCATATCAACACCAGTGCTTAGACCAACAAAACGTGGTGAATGGAAAAATTGTGATTATGAAATATTACGAACTGCATCCCAGTATGATGTGGTCATGTGCCTTAAAGAAATATGGGAGGCGGTCAGAAAATGAGGATAGACAGAGGTGATTAGATGGACTTAACGCCTAAGCAGAAAGCGTTTGCAGATGAATATATAAAAAATGGCGGGAATGCATCTGATGCCGCGAGAAAAGCAGGATACGCGCCTAAAAGCGCTGATGTAATAGGGCGCGAGAACTTACGGAAACCTACGATTTCAGCATATATAGCCGAAAAACAGTCTCTCATCGAAAAACAAAAAGGCACTGACATCATGTCTCTGGCAGAAATCCAGCAACGCCGTTCCATGATTGCAAGGGGCGAACTGACCGATTCATTCGGATTTGCCCCGGACTTCTCCGATCAGCTGAAATCTATGAATGATCTGGAAAAAACGCTTGCGATAAAAGAAGCCAGAGAAGAACAGCAGAAAGCAGAAGAAAAAGCCAGATTGCAAGGTGAATACCACATTGACCTGAATATTGTCCCGGACGTATTCCATAAAATGATTAGGGATATTCGAGCAAAGAAACATAGTGAATACATTCTCCCCGGCGGGCGTGGATCCATGAAGTCATCGACAATATCATTGATTATACCGGAACTGTTGAAGAATAATCCGAACATGCACGCTCTGATTCTGCGAAAAGTCGGAAACACTATCAAAGATTCTGTTTATGCTCAGATGAAATGGGCTATTGATAAATTAAATCTAAATGAGGAATTTACGTGCAAGGTATCTCCTATGGAGATTACGTATAAGCCCACTGGACAGAAGATTTACTTTCGTGGTGCTGACGATCCGTTAAAGATTAAATCTATCAAGCCGGAGTTTGGTTATATCGGAATTGTTTGGTTCGAGGAACTTGATCAATTTGCCGGTCCGGAAGAAATACGAAATATTCAGCAGTCTGCGATTCGTGGTGGTAATGAAGCGTATAAGTTTAAATCATTCAACCCGCCGAGGAGTAAGAATAACTGGGCAAACGAATATACGGCAGAAGCAGAAGAAAAAGATGATAGCGCGCTGGTTGTGCATAGCACATATCTTGATCTTGACATTGAACAGGAATGGCTCGGAGATATATTCCTTGCAGATGCTGAACATCTAAAAGAAGTAAATCCAGACGCTTATGACAACGAGTATTTAGGGCACGCCAACGGAAATGGTGGAAATATCTTTGAATACATCGAAGAAAGAGCTATCACGGACGAAGAAATTAGTCACTTTGATAGAATCTATCAGGGTGTTGACTGGGGATGGTTCCCAGATCCTTATGCATTTGTGCGGATCTATTATGACCATGCAAGAGAGATAATTTATCTTCTCGATGAAATTGGCGAAAACAAAAAGTCAAACGACTGGACTGCTGCCGAAATCAAGAAGCGTGGTTATGATGACTATGTGATCACTTGTGACAGTGCTGAGAATAAATCTGTAAATGATTACAGGGACGCAGGACTTCCAGCAAGAGGAGCAATCAAGGGACCTGGCAGCGTTGAATACTCAATGAAGTGGTTGCAAAAAAGAAAATTAGTGTTTGACCCTGCTAGAACACCAAAAGCCTTAAAAGAGTTCAAGAAGTACGAATACGAGAGAGACAAGGACGGAAACATTATAAGCGGTTATCCCGACAAAGATAATCACTTTATAGATGCTTGCAGATACGCCACTGAAGAGATGTGGAGAAGAAGGGGGTACAGTGCATAAAATGTTAGATAGGAACTTTTCAGATAAAATAAATAAATTCTTAAGCATCGGTTTAAAAATATATGGATCATCTGACATTAACGAAATCTTAAAAGTTGTAGAATATGAAGACATTATTGTGCGAGATACTTCTGTAAGATGGATGGATTTTAAAAGGTAGATTAAATGAGACTTATAACAACACTAAAAAGGTGGTTTAACATGATTTTCAAAAAACAAGCCGAAGAGGATTTTAACATCCGGGCAGCAGAATTTCCAGAAATGGAATCGCTGATTAACCGGTGCGCGAACATTTACAGGGGAGTACCGGAATGGCTAGATGATAAGAATAACATCAAGACGATTAATTTTGCAAAATCTGTCTGCTCAGAAACAGCCAGACTCGCAACACTGGCGATTGGCATTCAGATAGACGGTTCTGCAAGAGCAACATGGCTTCAGGAACAGATTGACAAGGTATATTTCCAGATCCGGCGCTGGGTAGAATATGGCTGTGCTTATGGAACAGTATTTATCAAGCCAAACGGCGAGAGCCTTGACGTATTTACTCCGGCAGACGTGATGATTGTGGATTATGACAATCAGGAAATCAAAGGGATTATATTTAAGGATTCTTATACCGTCGGACGGAAATACTACACAAGGCTTGAATATCATCGTTTTGTTGAGACAACAGTGGACGGAGCGACAACTTATCCGTATTATGTTTCCAACAGAGCTTATGTATCAAAATCCTCTCAGTCAATCGGAGACAAGATTGACCTTAAACAGACAAAGTGGGCTGACCTCATGGCAGATACACCGCCGATACTCAAGGCAAACGGCGAGAAGCTGGACGGACCGTTGTACGGAATGTTGCGGACACCGCAGGCGAACAATGTGGATATCAGTACACCACTTGGACTTCCAATATTCGCAGAAGCTATCGAAGAGCTGAAAGACCTTGACATTGCATATAGCAGAAATGCCGGAGAAATTTTTGATTCGCAGAAGATAGTTCTGGCAGATGACAGATTGCTGATGCCAAGCGGTACACCTGTAGCAGCCATGTCGCCACAGGGTATGGAGAACAGACGTAATGAGATGAACTTACCGCACTTTGTCAAGAATGTATTCGGACAGGACGAGAAAGAATTTTATCAAGAAATCAATCCGATTCTCAACACAGATACCCGTATAAGCGGAATAAATGCCATTTTAAGCCAGTTAGGATATAAGATTGGATTCTCCAACGGGTACTTTGTTTTCAACGAATCTAGCGGCATTCAGACGGCTACAGGAGTAGAAGCGGAACAGCAGAGGACAGTGCAGTTTATCAAGGATGTAAGGGATAAGTTGGAGTCTTGCCTAGATGAAGTTATTTACGCATTGAACGTTTACGCTGATCTGTACGGACTTGCACCTGTCGGAGCTTATGAAGTCAATTATGATTTTGGAGACATCCTCTATGTCAGAGAAAACGACCGTGCAAGGTGGTGGCAGTATGTGACCACTGGCAAAGTTCCGGCATGGATGTATTTCGTGAAATTTGAAGGAATGACGAAAGACGAGGCGGTAGCAATGGTTAAAGAAGCCCAGCCAGACGAACCAAAACTGTTTGGAGATGAGTAATTATGTTAAGCCCAGAATATTTACGCCGGATAACAGAGGGCAGTGAACAGATTGCGGAAGAATTGCATCAGTATATCATCTCTGAGATTGTGTCGAGAATGATGGCAAGAATTGGAAGAGGTGAAGATTATATTCTGACCAATGCTGATGCGTGGAGAATTAGAACGTTACAGGAATCTGGCGAACTGCTAGAGGACATTCTAGCAGAACTATCCAAATATACCAAACGTGAACAACAGGAACTTCTTGAAGCGTTTGAAGATGCCGGAATCACTGCAATGAACTATGACGATAAAGTCTATAAGGCAGCAGGATTAAGCCCTGTACCGCTCGAACAGTCCCCAGCAATGATAAGGCTCATGGAGCGCAACATGCTTGCAACCATGGGCGAGTGGAAGAATTTCACACGAACAACCGCAAGTGCCGCTCAGAGACTCTACATTGAGCAATGCGACCTTGCATATAATCATGTGATGACTGGGGCGGTTGGGTATACGCAAGCCATCAAAGAGGCGGTTAACAACGTTGTGAGTGATGGCGTATATGTTGAGTACATAAACAAAGAGACAGGAAAGAAAAGACGTGATACAATCGAAACAGCAGTAGCACGTTCTGTCAGAACTGGTGTGGCTCAGGCTACGGGAGATATATCTCTAAAGCGCATGGAAGAAATGGACTGGGATTTGATTCTGGTCAGTGCTCATATGGGAGCCAGAACAGGTGACGGCGGTCAGGATCCGGGAAATCACTCATGGTGGCAAGGAAAGATATACTCCCGTTCTGGCAAGAGTAAGAAATTTCCACCGTTCTCATTGACCGGATATGGAACAGCAAGTGGACTGTCAGGCATCAACTGTCGGCACAGTTTTGGAGCCAGTGACGGAGAATTTAATCCCTATGCAGAATTATCAGCACAGGACAAAGCCGACAAAGGTAAGCAGTACGAAAAAGAACAGCGGCAACGTACTTATGAACGGAGAATCCGCAAAACGAAGCGTGAAGTTCTCGGACTGCAAGCAGGAGTTGACAATGCACCGAATGAAAAGGCAAAATTCGCATTACAACAAGACCTTGACCGGAAGTCTTATCTTTTACAGAAACAAAATGCTACATATAAGGAATATTGCAAGCAGAACGACCTGAGGGAACTGCAAGACCGACTCATGATAGCAAAGTGGAATCGCCAGAATGCTGCAAAAGCCAGAGGAGCGGCAAAACGATATAAAACAGCAAAGGGGATTGACTGATGGATAGATGGGAATATTTCAATCCGAATCCTGTTAAGGGTAAGAGAACCGGAGATTGCGTTGTCCGGGCAATATGCAAGGCAACCGATTTTGACTGGGAAACGGTATTCGCCGGATTAATGGTGCAGGCATGTACTCTGTCAGATATGCCAAGCGCAAATTATGTTTGGGGAGCGTATCTCTATAAGCATGGATACAGACGTAAACTGATAGAACAGTCAGAGCGATATATCTATACAGTCAACGACTTTTGCACAGATCATCCAACAGGTACATACATCCTCTGCATAGATGGTCATGTGGTGACAGTACAAGATGGCGAATATTTCGATACATGGGATTCCGGTAATGAGATCCCGGTATATTACTGGGAAAAGGAGTAGCTAAATGAGCATATCAGAATTTATACAGATTTTTCTCTCTATCTGCGGAGGAGTGTCTATTGTCGGAGGAGCGGCGGCTGTAATCTTTAAATGGATTACTCCGGCATTCCGACTTAATAAGCGAGTAGAGACACTGGAAGAACATGATAGACGAGATTATGAAAGTCTTCGGAGAATCGCAGAACGAGATTCATTAATTCTGGAAGTGTTATCAACCATGCTGGATAGTCAGATTAGTGGGAATAATGTAGAAGAATTAAAAAAAACAAAACAGAAGCTTACAAATTATCTTGCGCAGAATCAACGTTAGCATTAATAAGGGGTATGCTCATGAAATTATATGTGTTCACAAAGAAAGATATAGACAGATTCTTAATAGAGTGTAATTTCACGCCGGACGAAGAAAGATTGTTCCGATTGAGATGCAAGGAATATACGCTCGAATACTGCGCCGAACAGATGAATGTGAGCATATCTACAGCAAAGCGGTTAAGCCGGAGGGTAAATAATAAAATAACCAAAGTGTGCTGATACTTTTTGGATACTAATTAGAGCCAGAAACGACCTGTTTCCGGTTCTTTTTTTATGTAAAAATATAGCTATAGAAAGTCATAGAATAAGTCATAGGAGGTGTACGAGATGGCATTATATAACAATCCTTATCAATATAGTTTTGGTGTTCCGGGACAGATGAACCAGTTTCAGCAACAGCCTGTCCAGATGCCAACTCAACCAGTGCAGCAACCGCAGCAGAATAACAATGGTATCCTGTGGGTGTCTGGAGAAGTAGGTGCAAAATCCTATCTGGTAGCACCCGGGACAAGTGTTTTACTAATGGATTCAGAATCAGAAAAATTCTTTATAAAATCCACAGACGTTTCCGGTATGCCACAGCCATTGCGAACGTTTGAGTATCATGAAGTAGGCACTCAGATGCCGCCTAAACAGCCTGTTCAGAACATGGACAGTAAGTACGTCACCAGACAGGAATACGATGATTTAAAAGCCAAATGTGACGCTATAGCAAGTCGATTAAATTCGTTTTCTGAACCTGTTAGGGCTAATACCGTGCAGGAATCAGCAGTCAAGGGAGGAAACGCAGATGAGTAATCCATTATTTAACGCCCTCGGTGGTGGAATGCCGCAGGGAAACGGACCAATGCAGATGATACAGCAGTTTATGCAGTTTAAGCAGAATTTTAAGGGAGACCCGAAAGCAGAAGTTGAGAAGATGTTACAGTCTGGGAAGATTTCCCAACAGCAACTTAATCAGGTTCAGCAGATGGCAGGACAGTTCCAAAACCTGCTGAAAGGAATGAAATAGTACATTACAATCTGGCCAGATTGATGTAAATACACAAAAAGGAGATTATATTATGGATGGAAATTATAGCTTAGCAGATATTGCTGCTGCTACTGGAAATGGTAGAAATAATGACGGCATGTTTGGTGGAGATGGTAGCTGGTGGATTATTGTTTTATTTATTTTTGCTTTCTTCGGATGGGGAAACAACGGCTGGGGCAATAATGGCAATGGCGGCGGATATACAGCCACAGCAGCTACTCAAACAGACATTCAGAGAGGATTTGACAATTCCGCAGTAATTAGCAAACTTGACGGAATCAATAACGGCCTCTGTGATGGATTCTATGCAGTGAACAACGGTATGCTTACCGGATTCAACGGCATCAATACGAACATCATGCAGACTGGCTTTGGCATCCAGCAGGCTATTAACGCTGACACTGTAGCAAATATGCAGAATACCAATGCACTCCAGGCACAGCTTGCAAACTGCTGCTGCGAAACCAGAGAAGCAATCCAGGGCATAAACTACAACATGGCACAGAATACCTGTGCATTGCAGAACACCATGAACAGTAACACAAGAGACATTATCGACAGCCAGAACGCCGGAACAAGGGCAATCCTTGATTACCTGTGCAACGAAAAGATATCTAACTTGCAGGCTGAAAACAATGACCTCAGACGCGCTGCTTCTCAGGATCGCCAGAGTGCATTGCTCACAACTGCAATGGCTTCACAGACACAGCAGCTTATTAATGCGATTAATCCGGCACCGATCCCGGCATATCAGGTTCCTAACCCGAACACATATTACGGATGCGGATGTAACACCGGATGCAATTGTTAATAACTTCATATCGAGAGTATCTTTCGACTGATTCGAATGTCGGCTTATGCCGTATTACACAGAGGGGCAGGCTGAGACCTGTCCTTTTGTGATATGAAAGGAGCATTTTATGGCAGAATTTACAAATGTAGCTGCTCAGACTGTAGCAGCAAATGGAAACGTAGTATTTTCAAACACAGCAATCAAAGGTTCTAACTGCATTCAGCACAGAGAGGGAAGTGGAATCATCACTCTGAGAGGGCTTACTAACCAGTGCAAGGCTAGATTTTTCATGGACTTTTCTGGTAATATCGCAATTCCAACGGGCGGTACTGTCGGAGCTATTTCTCTGGCTATTGCAATCTCTGGCGAACCTGTATTATCTTCACAGATGATTTCCACACCGGCAGCAGTAGACCAGTATAATAATGTGTCCTCTGGCATTTATATTGATGTACCTCGTGGATGTTGCGTTAACATCGCAGTAGAGAATACAAGCGATCAGGCTGTTTCTGTTGCGAACGCAAACATTGTCGTAACCAGAGAAGCGTAGGAGGTGTGATTATGAGAGATATTAAAGACTTATGCGCAAGAATCGAAGATGAACTTTCCAAAATCGCTGACAATGGACTAACCACTGGAAATCTGGAAATGACATACAAGCTGATTGATATGTACAAAGATATAAAGAACACGCAGTACTGGGATAAGAAAGCGGAGTATTACAACGCTGTCCTTGATGAAATGCGTAGCGGATACAATGACGATTACAGCGAGCGTGGAAGAAAACGTGACAGCATGGGGAGATACAGCGCAAATGATGGCAGAATGATGCCGGATTACGACAGGGGCAATTCTTATGCCAGACGCGGTGAACATTATGTAAGAGGGCATTACAGCCGTTCTGACGGGCGAGACGCTTACGATGATTATATGACGCAGAAACAGAGCTATCGTTCCGGCAAGTCTGAAGACTGCAAGAGGAAGATGCTTGCCGCTCTGGAAGAACATCTGGACGAACTTACAACAGAAATGAGCGATATGTCCAAGGATGCAGAGTGCCGGGAGGAACGCGATCTTGTCAAGAGATACGTGGAAAAACTTCGCGATATGCTCTAAAAACGCAAAAAGTGGTAGAGAGGTAGTTAAAATAAATCTGTTATAATGTAATTGTGCAGCAGGAAGCACAGTGGTTGTTTTGACATTTTTGTTTTATCCTCCTTTCTTTAACTAAATAGCTGGTGCGCACGCTTTAATGGAGAGTTAAACAGGTTCGAGTCCTGTCGTGCGTATTTGCCGTCTGGCACGCAAGATGGCATACCTCCTTGATTAAGGTTTTTGTTATTCATACTTTTCTTAAAAAAGAAATAAATATCCGAAACAACTCGTGGTAGGCATAACACGTTAAATACCTTGCTAATCCGGGGATCCGGGCTATGTGGAATGTACGTTAATGGTAGACTGACAGGGTCGCGCCCTGGGTTCCGGTTCGATTCCGGGCGTTCCGCTTTGATTTGGTTAAAATTATGCTGTTTGTTTGCAGGCGGTCTATGATTTGGCTGAATCACAACATCATGATGCTGTAAAGGTTATGTCTTATCCTGTAGACTAATGTTTAGTCCGAAAAGGCACTTCAATGTGGCTTCGCCAAGTGGTAAGGCACCGGGCTTTGACCCCGAGAGAGGAACACTCATTCATTGGTTCGAATCCAATAGCCACAGTTACCCTGTCAGTGGTCTAACTGGCTTAATCCATTTTACCTGCGGCGGCAGGTCAATAAACACGACCAGGAGGATGTTATGCAGAAACTTATTGACACATTAAAATCATTTGGAATTGAAATCCCGGAGGACAAACAGGCAGATGTGAAGAAAGCACTTTCAGAGCATTATAAGAATGCAAAAGAAGTATCAAAAACTCTGTCAAAAATCGAGGGTGAACGTGATGACTGGAAAGAACGTGCTGAGACAGCAGAGGAAACCTTAAAAGGTTTTGACGGTATCGACCCGGCAAATGTTAAAACCGAGTTAGAGACTTGGAAACAGAAAGCGGCAGATGCAGAGAAAGAATTCAACGCAAAAATCTATGACCGTGATTTCTCAGATGCTCTGAAAGCAGCACTCGATGATGTTAAATTTTCCAGTGAGGCTGCAAAGAAATCAGTCATGGCAGACATCAAAGAAGCTGGATTAAAACTGAAAGACGGTAAAATCCTTGGGCTGAACGATCTGATCGAGCAGATGAAGCAGTCTGACGCATCCGCTTTTGTGGATGAATCTCAGCAGCAGGCTCAGCAGAATCAGGCGAGATTTACAACACATGTTGGACAGCAGCAGACACCGGGAAACATGACAAAGAAAGATATCGAAGCAATCAAAGACCCGTCCGAGAGACAGGCTGCAATTGCTCAGAATATCCAGTTATTCCAGTGATTTTTTTACACCGACTATACATCAGAGTATAGCCGCTAACCCAATACCTTAACAATTATGGGTAGAAAGGATTTTTTATATGGCAGCAAAAGCTAATCTTATTATGAGTAATGATATTCAGGTCACAGCGCGTGAGATTGACTTTGTAACCAGATTCGAAAGAAACTGGGAACACTTACGTGAGATTCTTGGTATCATGCGTCCAATCAAAAAACAGCCGGGTGCTGTACTGAAATCTAAGTACGCAGAGGGTACTTTACAGAGCGGAAATGTTGGTGAGGGCGAGGAAATCCCTTACAGCAAGTTTACTGTAAAAGAAAAGAGCTATGCGGAAATGACTATCGAAAAGTACGCAAAGGCTGTATCTATCGAAGCAATCAAGGATCACGGTTATGAGAACGCTGTTCAGATGACTGATGATGAATTCCTTTTCCAGCTTCAAACTGACGTTACCGGCAGATTCTATGATTATCTGAAAACCGGTACACTTACTTCCACAGAAACAACATTCCAGATGGCTCTGGCAATGGCTAAAGGCCGTGTAGAAAATAAATTTAAACAGATGCACAGAAATGTGACTGGCGTTGTTGGATTTGTGAACATTCTGGACGTATACGAATACCTCGGAGCAGCTGAAATCACTATTCAGAACCAGTTCGGCTTCCAGTACATGAAAGACTTTATGGGATTCAATACCATTTTCCTGTTATCTGACAGTGAAATCCCGAGAGGACAGGTTATTGCTACCCCTGTTGAAAACATCGTGCTTTACTATGTTGACCCGAACGAATCTGATTTCGCAAGAGCAGGTCTTGTATACACCGTATCTGGCGAAACAAACCTGATCGGATTCCACACTCAGGGTAACTACCACACAGCAGTGTCCGAAGCGTTCGCAGTTATGGGACTTACTCTTTTTGCGGAGTACATTGATGCAATTGCAGTAATTACCATTGACGAAACACCGACCCTCGGTACTCTGACAGTAACATCTGCGGCTGGAACAGCAACCGGAAATACAAAAATTACCGTAAATCCAGCTAAAGAAAATGCCAACAATGTGTATAAATACAAAGTTGCGGCAGAAGTATCAACTGTTGGATATGGACAGAATCTCAGAAACTGGACTACATGGGACGGAAAAGCTGACATTAAGGCTACAACCGGACAGAAGATCACAGTGGTTGAGTGTGATGGAACATACAAAGCACTGAATGCCGGAAACACAAGCGTAACAGCGAAATCATAAACGTAGGAGGTGACTGGCATGGCTTATGCAGATTATAAATTCTATACAGAATCACTCGGCAATGTCGTGCCAGAAGCCGACTTTCCACGACTGGCAGAAAGAGCCAGTGATTTTGTAGATACAATGACGTTTGACAGGTTGGTGGATGGACTGCCGACGAATGAGCGCTCTCAGAAACGCATCAAAAAGGCGGTCTGTTCATTGGCTGAATTAATGTATCAGATTGAGCTTGCTGAAAAGAATGCTGCCAATGCCGCCGCTAGTGGAGCATCAACCACAGCCGGGTCCGGTGGTAGCACTACAGGCATTGTAACCTCTGTATCTTCCGGCAGTGAATCCATTTCCTACGCCACGCCTCAGCAGATTGGAGCAAGTGCAAAGGAATGGAGCGCAGTGTATGCCGCCGCCGGAGATGTACAGAAAACGAATGACTTACTTCTTAAGACAGCTTTACCATTGTTGATGGGGGTAAGGACGGATGATGGGATACCAATTTTATATGCAGGAGTGTGATAGATATGAGTTTTAGAGAAGCATGGTTTCAGCTTTTAAATGGCAAAAAAATTAAGCTCCCATCTTGGAGCGGATATTGGGCATGGGAAGACAATACGATCAAAATGCATTGTAAGGACGGTAAAGTGCTGGATATCAGAGAGACTGATAATGTGGCGTATACGTTTTCTAATGTTGCATCGCATGATTGGGAGGTAGTTGAATAATGGACATTTCAACATTAGGCTCATGTATAGCAATCGTTATGATCTGCTACATCGTAGGAATGGGCTGCAAAGCATCAAAAAGAATCTCTGATGAATGGATTCCAGTAATCATGGCGGTTATTGGTGGAATTCTCGGAGCGGTCGGAATGGGAATTATCCCGGATTTCCCGGCAACGGATTATATCACGGCAGTTGCAGTCGGTATGTTTAATGGACTGTCGGCCACTGGTGTGAATCAGGTTATTAAACAGACAGTGCAGAAAGAATAATTAAGGAGAGGGTATCATGTATTCATCTAAAATTACACTTTTCAACTATTACGAAAGTGCCACGACAGGAGATGCGTACTGGTATCCTCATGTTTTATCTGGTGTCGACCTTATTACCGATAAAGGAGCAATCCTTAAGAAGTACGGACCAGATGCAACAGACAACGCACAGTTGCACGTACGCTATACTGTCCAGAACGGTGATATAACCATTGCTGACAGGAATGGTAAGATTCTCCCATGGGTGCCACCTAAGGAGTGGAAAAGACAGATTAACAATGCTCTGGAAGATACTATTACATTCTCAGAGGAATCGTTTTTCTGGGAGGGTGAGTGGACTGGTGGAACAGTCACTGATGGTGATTACAGAAATGGATTCTATCAGTACATGAATGAGAATAAGGATAATGTGTTTAAGATTACCAGTGTTGGCGGTCCGTATACGCTGATTCCGCATTTTGAGATTCTAGGTAAGTGATATGAGTAAAATTCATCATTTCAAAGGATTCTCCGTAGTTGATGGAGATATGAAAATTAAACTGAATATGAACAGATTCTCCAGACAGTATCAAGAAGCTCAGTATCTCCTTGATGGAATGGTTATGGACAGTATGATTCCATTCATGCCAATGATCTCAGGAAATTTTATTAACCGTACAAGAGCAGAAAGTACATCTTTACAAGGCAGTGGAAAAGTATGTGCGGCGGCGGCTCCATACGGGCGCTTTCTGTATGAGGGTAAAACCATGGTTGACGAATCAACCGGAAGCCCTTATGCGAGACGTGGAGCAAAGAAAGTCCTTGTCAGTCAGTTCTCTGGTCGGACAGCTGCAAAGGAGAATCTTGAATACACCAAACAGGCACACCCACAAGCGCAAGCTAAATGGTTCGATGCCGCTAAACGACAATACGGTAGCACATGGATACGTAAAGTAAAAGCACAGGCAGGAGGCGGTAGACATGGCAGATAAACCTATCAGTAAAGATGCAACCGGATATGAAATTTTGACAGACGCCATGAAGGCACTTCTGAACCAGTATCCCGGGCTATACGAAAATGAAACAATCAAATTTGAGGAACTTGGCAAAGAATCCGGAATCGCTTTCTCAGCAGACAACGGAGCTTTAGTCTATTCGGAAAAAGAAGATGTATGTGGAGTAATGCATCAGGTATGCCAGTACCCATTTTATGTGGTTTACCGAACAGCATCTGACAAGGAACGACAGAAGTTATCTGTTCAGAAGTTCCTGGACAGTCTCGGCAAATGGATATGTCGAGAACCAGTTGTCATAAATGGCTCTGAGACACGTTTAAATGCGTTTCCCGAGCTTTCACAGGGGCGAGTGATAAAACGCATCACTCGTGACAACTCCTATGGTTTAGAGCCACAGGAGAGTGGTGTGCAGGACTGGTTATTGCCATTGTCAGTGCGCTACGAAAACACTTATGAAGTAATATAACGTAACAACCGGCTATCAATCAGAGATAGTCGCTAACCTACACAGCCTTTTAAAAGTATAGGCAGAAAGGACATTTCTATGGCAGTTACAGGCAAAATTGACCGTAAATACATGGCTCATTATATTGACGCAGGTTCCCTCTGTGGAGGGCTGACGCCGAAATATGAGCGTCTTGGCAAGGATCTGGAAGAGTACAATGTAGAACTCAATCCGGACACTGAAACCTCTAAAAACATTCTCGGAGAATCCACGTTCAAACATAACGGCTACGAAGTTTCTTCTGATGCTGATCCGTTCTATGCAGACACTACATCTGATCTGTTCACAGCATTACAGAAGATTGTAGATGGACGCCTCAAGGACGATAACCTCAAGACAAAAGCAGTTGAAGTCCATCTCTGGACAGAAGCCACAGCAGGCAAGTATGAAGCGTATCAGCAGGATTGCTACGTTGTGCCGACCTCCTACGGTGGTGACACATCTGGTTATCAGATTCCGTTCACAGTTAATTACGTTGGAGAACGTGTCAAAGGTAAATTTGATATTACTTCCGGCTCATTCACAGCTGACAGCAAATAATTTTTTAGGAGGGCGTAGAAAATGGCAAAGACAATTAATACAAGCATTGATGATGGATTTCTTATTTTTACATTCACAAACAAGCAGGGAGAAATCTTTTCTTCCTTTAAGCTGAACCCGACCGACATCAATGTTGCAGCAAGAGCGGAAGAATTGGAAACTTTCTTTGAACAGGCTCAGGAATCTGTTAAAAATGTTTCTTCCAGCAAAGAAATGGCAGAGATTAATAAGCAGATTGAGGACAAAATCAATTATATGCTCGGATACGAAGCATCTAAGGATTTATTTAAAGAACCAATTACCGCAACAACTGTTTTTGGAAATGGTCAGGTGTTCGCCTATATCGTTCTGGACAAAATCAATGAAGCACTTACACCGGAAATTGAAAAAAGAAAGAAAAAAATGCAGGAAGTGGTCAATAGGTACACGGAGAAGTATACAAAATGACCGCCTATGAACTTCCCACCTCACTAAAAATCGGTGAGGTGGATTTTTCTATCAGAACGGATTTTCGAGCAATTATAGATATTCTAATTGCCATGAATGACCCGGAATTAGACGAGCAGGCGAAAGCAGTTGTTATGTTACAAATTCTGTTTGAGGACTGGCAAAGCATACCGGCTGAGCGTCTGGATGAAGCTTGCCAGAAAGCATGTGAATTTATTGACTGTGGACAGGCTGATGATAGTCCGAATAAGCCTAAACCCCGTTTGATGGACTGGGAACAGGACGGTGACATGATTGCACCAGCGGTAAACAAGGTTGCTGGTAAAGAAATCAGATCAGTACCTTATATGCACTGGTGGACGTTCTTCGGGTACTTCATGGAATCTGGCGAATGTCTTTTTAATACCGTAGTTGGAATTCGTTCAAAAAAGGTAAAGGGCGAAAAGCTCGATAAATGGGAGAAGAAATTCTATCAAGAGAACAAGAATATTATTGATATAAAAACACGTCTCAGCGACGAGGAGCAAGCTTATAAAGATAAGCTGAATGAGATGTTGAACCTCAAATAGTTAGGAGGTGGACACATGGCTGCTGATGGCTCAGTCATTATTGATACCAGAATGGATACAACCGGTGTCCAGAACGGCGTGTCAGCAATCAAACAGTCATTTAATGGACTTGGCAGCGTGGTAAAAAAAATAGGCGTACTGATTGGCGGAGCGTTCGCGATTGGGAAACTGTCCCAGTTTGGGAAAGAGTGCATAGAACTTGGTTCTAATCTGGCAGAAGTACAAAACGTGGTCGATGTTACATTTACCACCATGTCGGATAAGGTCAATGAATTCGCCAAAAACGCCATGACCTCAGCCGGACTGTCAGAGACAATGGCAAAAAGGTATGTCGGTACGTTCGGGGCAATGTCTAAGTCGTTCGGATTCTCAGAGTCGCAGGCTTATGACATGTCAACAGCTCTGACACAGCTGACTGGTGATGTAGCATCATTTTATAACATTAGTCAGGATCTGGCGTATATCAAACTGAAATCAGTGTTTACGGGCGAAACGGAAACACTTAAAGACTTGGGTGTCGTTATGACACAAAGCGCACTAGACCAGTACGCACTGGCGAACGGTTATGGTAAAACCACATCTGCCATGACCGAACAGGAGAAAGTTGCTCTCCGATTGGCTTTTGTACAGAAACAGTTGTCTGCCGCATCTGGTGACTTTATCCGAACATCAGACAGCTGGGCGAATCAGATGAGAGTGATGCAGTTACAGCTGCAATCTCTCAAAGCAACAGTCGGACAGGGGCTGATTAATATTTTCACACCTGTTCTGAAAGTGATCAATATTCTGCTCGGCAAATTGGCAACTCTGGCGAATGCCTTCAAGTCATTTACGGAGCTTATCACTGGTAAGAAATCATCAGGTCAAACAGGTGCGAGTGGTGCAGGCCTTGCCGGAACGGATACAATAGCCGACACAGCCGATCAATACGGAGAAGCTGCCGATAATGCTGAAAAGCTGGCAGATGCTACAAATGATACAGCGGACGCAACCAAGAAAGCTACTAAAGCGGCAAAAGGATACCTTAGTCCTCTTGACGAAATAAATAATTACTCAACGGATAAAAGTACGGATTCATCGTCAAAAACGCCGAGTGCGACTGGTGGACTTGTAGATCAGATGAAAGATGCTGTACAAAATGTTGATTATGGAAAGGTTGCAGAAGGCGAGACAGTTCTTGATAAAATTAGTGATTCGGCAAAGAAACTTGCAAATTTGTTCAAAAAACTTTGGAAGCCTTTTCAGGACGCATGGAAAAAAGAGGGCAAGAACACCATTGACGCAGCAAACATTGCTTTGTCGGGAATTGCGAAGCTTGCCAAGAGTGTAGGCAGGAGTCTCATGGAAGTCTGGACAAACGGTACAGGTACGACAATGCTTACAACCATGCTAAGGATTGCTCAGAACGTGCTTAAAACTATTGGGAATATTGCATCTGGTTTTGCCGATGCGTGGAATAAGAACAATGTCGGAACGCAGATTATACAGAACATCGCAGATGCTCTTGTGGTGGTTATGCAGTTCATTGAGAGAATTGCCGCAGATACGGCAACGTGGGCGGCAAACTTAGATTTCTATCCGCTGTTAGAATCTATCAGTAATCTGACAAGTGCATTTGCACCAATTCTGGAATCCATTGGAAATGTTCTTGAATGGATTTACAATAACATCGTTCTTCCGATGTTGAAATGGGTTATTGAGGTAGGACTTCCAACAGTGATTAATTTAGTCGCAAAAGTAGCAACTTTTCTTGCTGATCATCAGTCGATTGTTGAAGCGTTCGGCGCAGCCCTAATCGGAGCGTTCGCGGCAGCAAAGATTGCAGAATTAGCATCGGGAGTTATTAAAAGTGCATCTGGAATAGCTACAGCTGTAAAAGGACTTATCGCGTTAATGACTGGCACTGGCGGGATCATGGGTGGAATCAAGGCCATTGCGACAGCAATCGGTACTGGCGGGATTTTCGCGATCGCAGTCGGTGCTGCTATAGCAATCGGAGTTTTGCTGTACAAAAACTGGGATGAAATATGCGCGGCAGCAACAAAATTAAAAGACTGGGTTGTTGAAAAGACTCGTGAATTGTCAGAATCAGCAACACGTACATTAAGCAATTTGAAAGAAAAGATAGCTAATGTTTGGAATATTATTAAAACATCAACATCTACTACTTGGAACGCAATCAAAAAGACACTTTCTGGCCTTTGGAACTCTCTTAAATCTACAGCCAGCACAGTATTTAATGCAATTAAAACCAAAGTTACTGGCGTTTGGGATAAAATAAAAGACAAGACATCTCGAACATGGGAAAGTGTTACTACTTTTATATCTACTAAGGTCGAAGCGATAAAAACCGCTATTACTGATAAGTTTAATGCCGCCAGAGATGCAGTCAGATCTGCATTTGAAGGCATTGTGAATTTTATTAAAGCCCCGATTAATCAGGCAATCAGTATTGTTAATAATGCAGTTGGGATGATTAATAATGCAATTGGTGGAATTGAATCTGCTTTCTCTTTCGGGCCTTGGACTGTTCCAACACCGTTTGGTTCAAAGACTATTGGATTTCATGCAACATTTCCACGTGTCGGAACTATTCCGTATCTGGCCAGCGGTGCAGTCATTCCACCGCGAAGTGAATTTCTTGCAGTATTAGGAGATCAGAAGAAAGGGAATAACCTGGAAGCGCCGGAAAGCTTGCTGCGACAGATTGTCCGGGAAGAGTCAGGGAAAGGACAGGGAAACGGAAACACTTACAATGTTACAGTCAATGCATCTGGCAGAAAACTATTAGACATTATCATTGATGAAGCAGAGCTTAGGAGACGCAGAAATGGCGGTCAGAATCCATTCTTGTTAGGAGGTGTGTAAATGGCACAGGAACAGTTTAAGATTGATGGGGTCACTATAAAGGCCCCTGACACATATAAGCCAGTGTTCGCAACTACATCCACAGAAAGTTCTAAAAGAAGTCAGGATTTAGTTATGCATAACACACCAATGGGAACCATTGCTGGGTATGACATGGAATGGGGTGAACTTAAATGGGACGAGATCGCGAATATTCTAAATTTGATGATTAATAAAAGCCAGTTCACTTTTCATCATAAGGACCCCAGAACTCCGGGCAAATGGGTCGACAAGACGTTCTATGCATCTAATTTCAACATGGCAGCGCAAACGCTCAAAGGCAATGAAGAACGATGGACAGGATTAACTATTAATGTAAGGAGCATTCGACCGGTATGATTAATGTTACAAATCAGTTAAAAACAGAATCCCTCTTAAATAGTAACTATTATGTTAC